AAAGCAGTTAGAGCAGATTGAAAAGATTACGCAACTAATACAGAAGCTGGAAAAGGAAATTGGCGCCCTCAAGTTGGAACGCGAACGCAACAGAAGCGCACGGTCTAACTTAGAATTAGAGTTGCGTGAGCTAGAACTCAACATTGACAAGTACAACGAAAACAAGGAAGTAATCGAGAATCTGGAAAAGCTCCTCAAGGAGAAGCTGGAGTATGTGGCAAAGATAGAAGCCAAAGCAAAGAAGATCGCGGAGTGCGAAGAAGAAACGCTTGAGTTAGTAAAACAAGTCGGCTCTAGCGAACAAAAGGTTCAATACCTTGTTGACCGCAAGCAAGAGCACATCGATCTGCGTGAGAGCTATGCCGCGTACGATTTGCTTATGCAGTGTATGCATGCCAACGGAATTGCCTACGACGTCATCAAGAAGAAGATTCCAGTAGTTAACCAAGAGATAGCAAAGATTCTCGCGAACATTGTAGAGTTTGAAGTGTTCTTTGAGAGTGCTGGCAACAAGCTTGATATTTTCATCAAGCACCCAAAACACGAGGCACGACCCATTGAGATGGCGTCCGGCGCCGAGAAAACGATGGGCGCCATGGCAATTCGTTTGGCGTTGCTTTCGGTGTCTTCATTGCCCAAGGGTGATCTTTTTGTGCTTGACGAGCCAGGCACCGCGCTCGACGAAGAAAATATGGAGGGTTTTATTAGGATCTTGGAACTAATTAAAGTGTATTTTAAGAACGTTATGCTTATCTCTCACCTTGATTCCCTCAAAGATTGCGTTGATATGCAGATCGTTATAGACAAAAAGCGTGGATACGCGAGGGTTAATCAATGAAAATCACAAAGAGCCAGCTTAAACAGCTTATTAAAGAAGCAATAGAAGACGTATCTTCAGAAGAAATAGAGGACGAGTATGGCGGCGCCGCTTATATAAGCCATGGCGGTGCCCCGGGAGGAGCCCGGGCCACTGCCCCTCGCAGTGGCGAAACTGTGCAGCTTAGTGTAGAGATAGAGCGTTTAGCGGAAGCGGCGGAAACCGATCCGCATTCTTATTTGGTGGACCTCGGATTTAGTGAACAAGGGGCAGACAATTTGCTGGGTATGGCAAACCTCTTTGACAAAATTAAAAGCGGGATGACGTTTTAAAATGAAACTCACAAAGAAGCAACTTAAACAGATTATTAAAGAAGAGTTTGGGGCTGTCACCGAGGCAACACAGTTGGCCGAGTTTGAAGGAGGGCCGGAGGTCGATATTCAAGATGCTATTCAGATGCTTGAAGCAGAAGAAGACCCCACAGGCACACTCTTTCATGTTATCAACCGTTTACATGAAGCGCTTAATAAATTAGGAGGGGAGCCGCCGCTGAAATATGTTGGCCGCGGCGACCCGATGTTGGAGAAGGCCCAGGAGAAAGTGTCAAATGAAAATCACAAAGAAACAACTTAAACAACTTATCAAGGAAGAAATGTCCCGCCTATTTGAATTAGGAATAGACCGACGCGTCTCTCCTCTCGCCAGAGATATTGCAGATGTAATTTTAGCCTACGACCGGGACCAGCGGGACTCACTCGAATCGTACGGCATAGACGTTCAAATGCTTAAGGACTTGCTTGACGAAGTCAAAAATCTAGTATTACCCGAGTTAGATCGGCGCGCCGCCAAAATGGATCGTGAGCCCCCAGATGATGATTGGCCAGGTGGAATTTAAAAATGAAAATCACAAAGAAACAACTTAAACAGATTATTCAAGAGACGCTGGAAGAAGGTGGATTTGGTGGGTTGGCGCAGAACCTAGGCGCCAGCGCCGGCCGCGAAATGGGCACTGACAGTCCCGATGCATTTCTTCAAAGGCCAAACACTCCCGACTCAGCCATCCAAGGTGCAGCACATGAGTTTTTTATGAAGCTAGGAATTACAGATGCCGATGTTTGCCGGGCGCTCGTTGGGAATATTGCAATACCTGATCTTAAAGAGATAATGAGAATAGTTCCAAAACTTGAAACAGCGCAAGAGGAGCCTCCACGATGAAAATCACCAAAGATAAATTAATTAAAATTATATGGGAAGAGCTTAACGAGGTGCGCCCTTTGCGTCTGCAAGATCCGTGGTCTCAGGGCACCAGTGGTGGCGAGGAGGTCCTCCGAGATCTTGCCTATCAAAGCACGTTCGGGCGTAAGGGTGAGGAGCCCGTAGGAGAGATTGATCCGACGGGAGCATTCCAAGAGTTACTTGACGATTGGCAGCCTGAAACAGAAGAAGGCCAGCAATATAAAGACGATTTAGAAAACGTATTGAAATCTCCCATACGAGAAAATCAGTCTCGATTCACAAAAGTGTCGAGAGAAGAATTGCAGCACATGTTAGCCGAAGGGAATAGCGATGTGCTGTCTAACCTATATAAGTGGTGCCGAGCGGGGACAAAGTGCGCGCCCGGTAGTACCAGAACTAAATGGTGGAAAGGTCGATGAATTTAAGCCGCCGCCGCCTGCGTGAGATTATTGAAGAAGAGGTTGGGTATGTCTCCGAAGAAGAAGAGTCGCCAGCCGAATTGCGCGGACAGATGCCAGTTGAAGAACTGGCGCAGGTTGTTATGAGATTGGTCCAGGCTCACCCAGAAGGTGAAGAAGTTTTAAAGCAAGCTCTTATAGAACTCTATGATGTAGAGGTTGAAGAGTATGAGGAGGAGGATCCTAATGTCCCTATGGGCCCCGATGCAGATCCCGTCATTAGTCCGATAGGATTTAGGGAAACCTTAGAAAGGCTCGTTACTCAATTGATGGAAGGAGCGGAAGAGGAAGGCGAGCGAGAAAAAGTGCGGCATGCCCAGTCAGCCATGCAGTTGGCTTTACCGTTTGAGCAGTGGGTCGCAGAAGCAAACGCCCTTGGGTTTGAGTTTGGGGAAGATAGTCCGAATCCTTACGATGCTTGGTTGATGGGATCGACCCCTCAGGAATACATGAACGACGGCGGAACTGAAGACTTGGACGAGGTTATCCAGAAGAAAGGCGACAACTACGTTGTTAAGTCAGAGGACGGCAAAACCCTGGGAACGCATAGTAGTCGCAAAAAAGCACAAGCGCAACTTTATGCTATACATAAATCACAAGAAAAAGGAGATTAATAATGTCAGCAAGTACACGAGGAACTTTAGATAGAGTAGTGGAGAGATTCACTTCCCGTAAATTATTAGTGTGGGTTGTCGCATCTGGTTTGATGCTCGCCGGCACCTTAGAGAGTGGCGATTGGGTTATCGTTTCGGCCTTATATCTGGGCGGCCAGAGCATCATCGATGCTGTCGCGAGATTAAGAGGCTATAATGATTAGGACGGGTTTCCGTTTTCTGCAAGAGAATTGGAAAGAAGTCTTAGTAATATCGTGCCTATTGATGGTCATGCTAAAAATGCGCACCGACTACAATCGGCTAGAAGAAGTTCATGAAACCATGCGCACAAGCTTACAAGATCAGATTACAGGCCTACAAGAAATTCACGACGAGGAGTTGCGTCAGCGTGACGCAGCCCTACGTACCTATAAAGAAGAATTAGAAAAGCTGCAGCGCAGCTATGAAGTAAATCTGGAAACAATTAGAAGCGAAAGAGATCGGAAATACCAAGAGTATCTTCACGACTTCATTAAAGACCCAGAACAATTAGCTAAAGATATTGAGGAGTTATTTGGTTTTGAGTATGTTGAGTAGTTTATTGTTGTTGACAAGTGTAGCTTTGGCCGAGGGGCCAAAGTTTTCTGTTTTGGCAGAAGAGGAACCTACACCGTTTGAGGGAGTATTATTTGATCCCGAAGCTACCGCCATTTTGATGGCCGACAAAGAATTTTGGCAGAGAGAATGTGACTTGGAGATTGAATTTCAACTCGACAAACAAGGCACAAAGTTCCAGTTAGATTCGCAGAATGCTCAGATTCGTTACGACGCCCTTAAGCAAGAGACTGATTTGCTTGTTGAGAAAAAAGATTTAGAGATAGCCGCTTTGGAAGAAACCTTAAAAAAGCAATCGCCTCGTAATAATTGGGTATGGTTTGCGGGAGGATCGGCTACGGGGATTGTCGTGACGGTTGCTATTATAAATGTGGCCACCAATTGGGTTGAAGCATCCAAATGAAAGAGAAAGATTTAGATACCGTTGCTGCATTTGAGAAAGCCATCGCAGAGAAGTATGGCAAGGAAGCAATCCAGAACCCTAAGGCGAATTGGGACGAGAACAAAGAAGAAGAATACTTGCAACAGATGCGAGAATTTTATCAAAAAACGCAGCAAAATGAAGCGTGGCAAGAAAAAATAGATGTAAATGGTATTAAGATATCAAAAAAACTACTTAATAGAGAATCTTTGAAATGTTGTCCGATTTGTAATTCTTTCGCAAGAAGATCGATGGATGACGTTTGTCTCGTCAAATTTGATTGTTGCCATCATTGCTACATTCAATATGTCGAACATAGAGAAGAGAGATGGTTAAAAGGATGGAGACCCGATAATGGCTAAAAGTTCAGTTACAGTTTTAGAGGTAATTCAGGGGCTTGCGCAAGCGGCCGCAAATGCATACGATGGTACGCACATCGAAAGTTTTTCTCCCGATGGAGAGGTCCGCACCGCTGGTTTAAAGCGGGAAGAAGGCAATCCCTTAATTGACCGACGCGTCATGGACGGATTTAACATTCGGTTTATGGGGCCTTTACTCTGTGTGAGTTATCAGACAGAACTTCAGCTAAAGGAAGTGTATGCCAAAGATTTTGAAAGCAAGATGGAACAGCGAGTTGCAGACATCGCCAAGTTTTTGAAAGAAGAGTATAAGAAAGTCACCGGCAAGTCCGTCTCACTGACGGAAGAAGGTGAAATTGATGTGATGGTACAGAGTACCTCACGAGTTCACTCCTGGGCCACCGCCTATCAGAAGTACAAGATTGGCGGAATGGGCGAGACAGTATTGGTAGGAGAGGGTTCCGAAAGTACTGTAGAAGCGAGTTGGAAAAAGTTTCTCGACTTAGGCGGCTGGAAAGGCGCAAGGCCCAGCAACGATACTCGACCAAAAAATTCAGGAGATAAAAAATGAGTCAAGACTATAGATGGGGAAAGCCACGAAAGAATATTAAAAGAAGGGATCCAAGATACCCTTCAGATCCTGAAAGACTGTCTGAGTCGGGAGCGTTTGGCCTTTGGGGAGACTCGAAGAAAGCCAAACAACTTGAGCGAAGAAAGGAAATCTTAATGGGTACCCTCAAGCAGGTCGGTACCATCGTCAGCCCCGAGGACCAGACCCAGACCTTTGACATCGAGCCAGACGCCTACAACGCGGAGGATCTAGTTGCCTATGTGGCGAAAGCCGAGCTGGGGCTGCTTGATCATGAAGAAATGGGAGCCACCTCAGAAGAAAAGGAGGCCTATGCCGCGACTTTCGGTGGAGGCCAGGAGCGCTGGCTCGCCCAGTCCAAGGCCCAGTCCGACCGCAAACACGCGAAGTTTGCACAAGGCATCACCGACCGGGCAGCCAGCCGCGAAGCACTGGCCCAGGCCGAAAAAGATATTCAAGACGCCCATCGCAAGCTCACCGGTACCGAGGCGAGGCATGCCAGGGAAGAGGCCTCGCGGGATCCCAGTATGGGAGATTATTATCAAGGCATGGCCGATAAAGCTATTAAAGGAATGGAAGCGCTTATAAATTCGGGTGACAGCATGTACACTCAGGGTGATATAGATAAGATGACAAAGATAAGAGATCAACTGCGGGCGCTTGTCCAGGGCGAAGAATCGCGTCGTGCAGCACCCGAAGCAGTCGACTCTAGGTATGTGAAAGAGCCTGGCGAGGATATCACCTACGGCGCCTCTGGGCGCCGCGAAAAACCATCCTCATATAAGCGGAAGTTCAGCTATAATGAAGCACAACTTAGGAAGCTCGTCAGAGAAGAGTTGAAAAAGATGAGATGAAACTAACCAAGAGCCAGCGGGACCGCTATATTAAGCTTAAAGATTATAGTTACAATGCATGACATTTCAATTAGACAAAAAGCAGAGAGTAAAAGAAATATTAAAGTGCGGTAAAGATCCCTCGTACTTTCTGACAACGTATGCCCGCATATCTCACCCGATGCACGGGCAAATTTTGTTTGATACGTATGATTATCAAGATGTACTGCTACAAGAATTTAACGACTATCGTTTTAATGTGGTCTTAAAGGCTCGACAGCTTGGTATCTCTACTATTACAGCGGGTTACATCGTCTGGATGATGCTATTTCATCGGGACAAATCTATTCTTGTAATGGCCACAAAGTTTCAAACTGCAGGCAACTTAGTCAAGAAAGTAAAAAGCATTATGAAGCAGCTGCCTAAGTGGATACAAATTGCTGAGATTAGTGTAGATAACAGAACATCTTTTGAGCTTTCAAACGGCTCCTCAATCAAAGCAGCTTCCACTTCGGGAGACGCTGGTCGTTCTGAGGCTCTTTCTTTGCTGGTGCTTGATGAGGCCGCACATATTGAAAGCTTAGAAGAATTATGGACAGGACTATATCCCACTCTGTCAACCGGTGGTCGCTGCATTGCTATTTCTACTCCCAATGGGGTGGGGAATTGGTTTCATAAAACATGTGTTGAAGCAGAGACGCGAACGAATAACTTCAACCTTACGACACTCCAGTGGGATATTCACCCAGAGAGAGATGGTGAATGGTTTAAAAAAGAAACCAAGAACATGTCAAAACGACAAATTGCACAAGAATTGATGTGTAACTTCAACACGTCAGGAGAAACTGTTATCGACCCCGAGTGTATGGAGTGGCTTCGCGCCGTCACGAAAGAACCCAAATATCGAACCGGCATAGATCGCAATTTTTGGATTTGGGAAGATTACGACGCTACTTGCAACTATTTACAAGTCGTTGATGTTGCGAGAGGGGACGGTGCGGATTACTCCACTTTCCATATTATTAAATTGGAAACGTTAGAAGTAATTGGCGAATACCAAGGAAAGGTGACACCAGATTTGTTTGCAAACATGCTCAATCAAATCGGAAGAGAGTTTGGAAATGCTATGATGGTGGTTGAAAATAACAATATTGGATATACAGTTTTAGATAAACTAATCGAATATGGTTATCCACATTTATATTACTCAATTAAATCGACACATGAGTATATTGAACAACACCAAGCCGAATATCAGAATAGCGCCATCCCCGGCTTTACCACTTCAATGAAAACTCGGCCGCTTATAGTGGCGAAATTAGAAGAGTTTATAAGAAATAAACTAATTAAGATATATTCTACGCGAACTGTTAACGAAATGAAAACATTTATTTGGAGAAATGGTAAGCCTCAGGCAATGAAGGGGTACAATGACGATCTGGTCATTGCTCTTGCTATAGCATGCTGGGTACGCGACACCGCTATTCAAGCGAATGCCCGAGATCTCAATTATCAGAAAGCATTTGCTGACTCAATCATTACAACTAGTACGCGTTTTAATACGAGAGTTAAAGGACAAGAGGGCTACAAAAAAGACAGTATCCTTGATAAAATGACAGAAGCTAAAGAAACATATGAGGAATTCATGTGGATTGTAAAGTGAGATAACCTATGCCAATTGAAAAAAAGAACCCCAACAACTCTGAAACCAGCCTGTTTAAAGCTCTAACCAGGCTCTTTTCGGGACCAATCATTAATTATCGTTCGCAGTCCGGACGACGGATCCGACGACAGCATTTAGATAAATTTTCGTCTCGCTTCAAGACAGCCTCGGGACAGCAGTTCAAAAAGACGCTTTATAATCCGTTAGACATTCTGGCCAACAACGCTATTGGAAACCAGCGCCGCTCAGAACGCTATATTGATTTTGATCAAATGGAATACATGCCGGAGTTGGCATCTACCTTGGACATCTACGCCGATGAAATGACCACCTATTCCGATTTGCGACCCATGCTTAATATTAAATGCCCCAACGAAGAAATCAAAGCGGTGCTAGGAGTCTTGTACGAAAACGTTCTTAACGTTCAGTACAACCTGTTTGGCTGGAGTCGGACCATGTGCAAGTATGGCGACTTCTTTTTGTATCTTGACGTCGATGACAAGTATGGGGTGAAGTCTGTCATCGCGCTCCCTCCGCAGGAAGTCGAGAGATTAGAGGGACAAGACAGCACTAACCCTAATTATGTCCAATACCAGTGGAACTCTGCCGGCATGACGTTTGAAAACTGGCAGATTGCTCATTTTAGAATTCTTGGTAATGATAAGTATATGCCGTACGGCACGTCCATCCTTGAGGCCTCCCGCCGCATCTGGCGGCAGCTAACTCTCATGGAGGACGCCATGATGGCGTATCGCGTCATCCGCTCCTCAGAACGCCGCGTGTTTAAAATTGACGTAGGCGCCGTTCCGCCTCAAGATGTGGAGCAATACATGCAAAAGGTTGTTACGCAGCTTAAGCGCCACTCGATTGTTAATCCCGAGACAGGCCGGATCGACTTGCGTTATAATCCGATGAGCATCGAAGAGGACTATTTCATTCCAATCCGCCCGGGCTCCGCGACCGACATTGTTTCTCTAGCTGGCGCATCAAATATTACAGCCATTGACGATATTAAGTACCTTCGGGACAAATTGTTTTCAGCTCTTAAAATTCCTCAATCTTATCTTACCATGGGTGAGGGCGCGGAAGAAGACAAGACCACGCTTGCACAAAAAGACGTGCGTTTTGCGAGAACAATCCAGAGACTGCAGCGAGTTATCATTGCAGAGCTTACCAAGATTGGCATTATCCATCTTTATACTCTGGGCTTCCGCGGCGATGATCTGCTCAGTTTTAGCTTGTCTCTCAACAACCCCTCCAAGATCGCAGAGCTTCAAGAAATTGAGCATTGGAATCAGAAGTTCACCATTGCCGCGGCCGCCACCGAAGGATACTTTTCTCGTCGGTGGGTTGCTGACAACATTTTCGGAATGTCTCACGACGAATTCCTGCGCACCCAACGCGAAATGTACTATGATCGCAAGCATGATGCTGCCCTTCAGCAGGTTGCTGAGGCCGCAGCCGCCGGCGAAACTGCCGGCGCCCTCGGTGGCGGCATGGACATGGGCGGAGGCATGGGAGCCGACTTGGGCGGCGGTATGGATATGGGGGCTGACCTAGGCGGAGGCGAAGAAATGCCCGCCGGCGAAGCGGAAGCTGGCGCCGGAGACGATTCATCACTCCTCGCAGTTCCTCCGGGCTCGCGGTCCTCGCCGCGACTTACGCCGGGAGCCAAAGGCAAAGTATATCACCCGGTCCATACAGACAAACGTCCCGCAGGAGCGCGTACGCGGTCTACTAAATCTCAATTTGCTTCCGAGAAAGGAAGCGCTACAATGAGAAATATACTGCCCGGGTACGCCGATGGGCTGAA